CGCTATTTTTTATCGCTTTTTACTACGTTCGTCCAAAAAATTATAATGCTTTTAAGATGTCGCCGAACTTTTCAGCGGTCTCTTTTTCTTTACTTTTGGATAAGTGGCTATATGTATTCATTGTGATAGAATAGTCGGCATGTCCTAGCCGTCTTTGTATCTCTTTAGGGTTTACGTCATTATTCATCAAAAGGCTGGCATGAGTATGACGGAAACCGTGGAAGCCAATGTTAGGAACGTTGGCACGCGCAAAATGTTTTTTTAGTTGAGTTACTTCATTTATATAAGTGTATGTCTTCCCATTGTACGAGAATATCGGCAAATCTATAAGCCTAACAGTATTATTGTTTTGGCACTTCTTCCACTCTTTCAGCATTTTAATAGTGTCATCGTCCAAGGCGACCGCCCTATTACTCTCTTTCGTTTTGGGCATGTTTTGCACTCCCCGCGCTTGTATCATTGTTTTGCTCACAGATACAGACTTATCAAAAAAATCAATATCAGACCATGACAGCGCCAAAGCCTCCCCGATACGTAAACCAGTAGCAAGTAAAAAGCGGTATAAAGTTATACGCCTTTTATTTGTTGGCGTTGTTTCCAAAGTGTCTAAGTATGTTAGAAATTGTTTAAGTTCTTCATTATCAAAGTATTTTATTTTTGAAACTTCTCTAATTTTGAGTTTTGGCGGGAAAACTTTAGTAGCTGGATTATCTTCAATAGCCCCCAACTGTATACCATAGTCAAGAATACGTTTGATGATATTAAGCATAACTTTATAATCTTTACACTTACCACGTTCGCGCTTGCCGTTTACTATTTTGGCCGTGTTCGCATTCTTTGCCCATTTATTAACGATTGTTTGCAATAACACGGGATTAATTCTATCAACTCTATACGCGCCAAGTTCGGGCAATATATAAACTTTTAAGTTATTGTTTACTATCCTTATGCTGTTGGCTTTAACAGTCAGCTTATAACTTTCAAACCAGCTCAAAGCTAAGTCCTCAAAGTTATCAAAGACGACTTTTTCCCTTGCAATTGTTTGACCGTTATTGATAAAATCATTTATAACCTGATGTGCTTTAATTTCACACATCTTTTTGCTTTTTGCGGTTACGCTTGTCCGCACTTGCTTACCAGTCAGGACGTCCACACCTATATAGACGTTAGAGCGGTACACTTTTGTACCGTCTTTTTTTATATATTCTTTAATATTCATAATTTTCCTTTCCTTTTTGTACTAATGTCAGGCAAGGCAATGTAAAAGGATTGAGAAATATTTTTATTAGAGCTTATACGATTAATTAATTAACTGGTTTATTAGTTTATGGAGTCATTAAATTCTCAACTGATATAGTATTATTTATAGTAACAAGAGTAACAAAGTATTATAAAGGTAGTTATATCAAGGGTTTACGCTGTTACCTTTCTTCAAAAGAAGAGTATCGATAAGGTATCAAGGGTAACGACTATAAGAAAAGAGATTGATAGAAAACAAGCTAAAAACAGCTTAATAGAGCCTTTTTATTTGGCAGAACTACCAACACAGCTCACACAGCAACGCACGCGCTTCATCGTAATAATTGTGATGATAGCCGTAGAAGTCTAAGAAGTTGTAAATATTTAACGTGTCGCGCGTGATGATGTCGAAACGGCTGATGTAATCAACGGCGCAGTCTCTAAAACTCTTATTACTCATATCACAGCACATTGATGTTATTAGTCGTTTAGTGTCGTCATAGTGGCAACCAGTTATTTTACAGAACTGTGTTATATCATCAAAGTTACCGCCATTTTGTATGAACCAATCCCAAAGCATTAAAATAGCTTCTTTGTTGGCCCTCTTTTCCGCAGGGCTTAACGTGTCGCACTCGCCTAGTCGTCTATCATCTTTATAGTAAGCGTGTATGTACTCGTGAGCGTGGTCAAAGGGTGTGGAAGTGTTCGGATTATAACCACCAATGCAAAGCCTTGTATCTATCCATGCCCTTTGATTATCATATTCAAACATTCTATAATCTATGCTTAAGTTTTCAATCTTGATTACTATAAGGGCGGTCAATTCTTCTTGATTCATTTATCGCCCTCATTTTTCACTATCTTTCAAGTCTTTAGCTTTTTGTTGCAATTCTTCCCAACGGTCAGCAAAAACTAACTTAATCATAGCTTTGTCTTTTTCGGTCAAAGGACGACCGCCAGCGCTTAGAATGCTATCAAAAATAGCGTCATCGTCAGAGTTTGCGACTTCCGCCAAGTCAATCGGCTCATTGATTGGTTTAGCTTCAGCACGTCCCAGCAGATAGTCAACTGATACGTTGAAATAGTCAGCGATTAACTTTAGTTTTTCGGCAGTCGGTTGTTGGTTTTTTAATTGATATAGATAGTTCACTCCAAAACCAAGTTCTTCAGAAACCTTTTGAAGTGATTTTCCCTGTTTAGATGATAGTTGTTTTATTCGTTCAAATGTTGTCATAGCAAAGCCTTTTCAAAAAGTAACGAAAAATAAAATAACGGTATGCAATAAAATTCTTGACTTTTATAACGGCATACAGTAAAATAGATTTCAGTTAAGTTATTCAACAAAAAAGCAAAGACACGTTTTGACTAGCTCCCCAGCAAGTTTATAAAGTCGTTTATTGCTCTTTTAATTATGCTTATATTTTACTGTATATCGTTAAGATTGTCAATCATTTACATTAAAAACAGTAAAACCAAAAAGAAAAGAGGTAAAAAATGCCACTACTAACCCCAGAAATGAAAAAAGCCTTACGACGAGTACAGGCGGACAAGTTGCTAAACAAAAAAGAGCTTGCTAAGTATATCGGAGTAAGCGAAAGCACAGCAATATATCTAACTAAAGACAACGAACCGCAGAACGTTAAAAATAAGGTTTTTAATGCCGTTGTTTCCGCTATTGCTGAAAATTGCTAAACAGGGATATTGTCATTTGAAATGACAAAACCTATTAAAGGCTCAACTGGCGGACGTCCAACAAATTAAAATCAAAACAAAAAAAGCCGTCTGAAAGTTTGACGACCTACGACAGCTTTTTATCAAAATTAGAGAAGTAAACCGTGAAAAATCACGCGCTTTTCATCTCTAATTATATCAAATTGGAGAATAAAAACATAATGAATAAACCAACGAACAAAGAAACTTATATCCTTGATGATTCAATCGCCTTTGAACTCATGGACTTATTAAAAGCTAAAGCAAGACATTTTATACAGCTTAACGAGTATGTTTATCGCTTGTTTGACGGTCAATCAGTTGTAACTTTCACAACTTTAGAAAATGATATCCAAGTAGAAATGGTGGGTAAAGCATGAAATTTAAAGCATTTGATTTAAGAGTATACCGCCATAATGATGAAACACTGCTTTCATTTGATACCAAAGGCGGACAGATACCATTAAGCAAGTTATTACATATTCCCAAAGGTAAACCTTTTAAAATGAAAATCACGCGCGAAATCGCTGAAAAGTACCGTATTAAACAGGAAATCAAGCAAACAGAATATAAAGGGAAAAGCCCTGAAGGTCTGTATCCATTAATCGAAGCCATTGAAAAAGATGTTTCTCAATTGTTAAATAAACAAGATAAGGACGATTGGGAGAGCTGGAAACGCGTTTTTGCTTACGAATACCTGTACGATGTGGCGTTTAATCGTGGCGTTCGTCAGGAAAGACAACGTAGAAAATCAAAAGAAACAGTTCTATCAGCGTTTGACATTATCGGTTCTGATGATGTTGCGGAACTTTCTCATGAGTTAGGAGTTAGTGAAGATAAACTAACATACGCAGTTATGGAAGTTATCTCTAAACGTAAAAACGGAGGCAAAAATGAATGATGACACTTTAATAAACCTTGTTGCCCGTGGCTTAGTGGATAAAATCATTCATTTATTTAATAAGTATCTTGGTACACAGCTCAAAATCAGAAATGAAAAGCGAGTATTACCTTATATCTCTAAAAAGCGTGTCATGGAGGACTTAGATATATCAGACGGCACACTTGATAATTGGGAAAAGCACGGATTGAATCGCTATAAGCCACGATATAAGACTTCACTTATTTATTATTTGATTGATGATATATGCAAATTCATCATCATAGATACTTAGCAACTTGTCAGGCAAGGCAAAAAAAGGATTATAAAAAAATGCAAAATATTGTTAAAATTTGCCCTTATGTGGCTGGTATTGATAGCGTAGGTATGCAAAACTTAAAAGCCTATCACACAGAACTTACAGACAAGCAGATTGAAAAATTAGACCCATTGAACGCAAACACTGGCACAGTTGATTATTCTTTTAAAGTTCGTAAATATAAGCACGGTGTCCGATTTGAGGGCGAGAAATGATAGAACACCACCAAGGCTACACGGTAAGCAACTGGCTATCATAAAATTACAGATAAAGGAAACTAAAAAATGAAATTAAGCGAATTACAAACAATTGACCAAAATATCATTAAATTTCTTGCTGAACATCGAGGAATTGACCGAGCTGTTAAAGGCAAGATTTTAGCACAAGCCCTTGATATTGATTTTAGAACGCTTCAAAGTAGAATTGAGTACCTACACAAGCAAGGTTGCGCCATTGGTTCGATTGATAACGGCTATTTTATTCCAACTAACGAAGACGAGCGCAGGGCTGGCATTATCAAGAAACAACGCACAGGCATAGCGATTAATAATGCAGTCAATGGCTATACGCTTGCAGAACTTGATTGGATTGACCAACTTTTTAAGGAGGTTGACCATTGACACCAAAAGAACAAGCCTTAAACTGTATTAATCGCGGTTTTTCTGTTATCGCTGGTTTTCCCGCTGGAAAAAGTGAGCGAGCTGTTATAAAAGGAACTTCAAGCGGAACACTTGACGAAATCACAGTAAGCGCGTGGTTTGATGAAATACCGAACCGCAACATCATGATTAATCTTAGAAATAGCGGTTTGATTTGTATTGACTTAGACCAGCACCAAAACGGACAGAATGGGCGGAGTGTTTTCAGTCGATTGTGGAATGAACACAGCGAGGGCGAAATATTAAGTACCTATGTTGAAAAGACACCCACAGGCAACGGCTTGCACGTTTTCTTCAAAGTTTCCAAAGAACTATTCAGTCAGCCAATTGTCAGCGAACTAGCGGACGGCGTGGAGATAAAGACACACTTTACACCAATCTACCCAAGCAAACGCACAGACGGCGATTATATCCCTTTGAATGATACAGAAACTAACGAGCCTTTGACTTTCGATAGTCTTTGCGATTGTCCTGACTGGTTACTTGAAATGATACAACGACCGCAGGCACGCGCAACAACTGGCACAAGTAGCCGAACTTATGGCGCTGAAATGTGGGAGCTATTCAACCAAGGCGCAAGAAAAGGTAACCGAAACAATGACACGAACCGTATTCTTCACTACTGGAGAAAAATAGGCATTGATAATAATCATTGTATGGACTTATTGCGAACCTTTAACAATCGAACCAGTCCGCCCTTACCTGATGACGAGCTGGCAACTATTTGGAAAAGTGTATTCAAGATGAAATAGAAAGGAAGTTATGGCTGACCAATTAGATAAACTTGTGGCAGAAACACCACAGGAAAACGTAAGAAGTCCGAAACCTAAAATAGAGGACTTCACAGATTATGGCCAAGACGGCAAAAAAGTCGTTGATGTCGCAGGTTATCAAGAAAACTTAAAAGACTGGCTGGAACAAGAAAAAGAAATCATTAATCACCCCGATTATGTCAAAGCAAACACTCAAACGCTTAGAGCGGTTAGAAAACTATTCTTTGAACACCGTAACTTATTTTTAAGCACACCTAAAGAGGACGGCAATACACCGAAATCATTAACTCCTTTAGATACGGCGAGAATAATCTATAAAACGCTCAAAGTCATCAAATTAGACAACCAAAGCGGACTTTTAGGCGTTTATAATCATGAGCTAGGAATATATGAAACGAATGAAAATTTCTTTCATCGGCTCATTTATTGGCTAGAGCCGTCATATAGTCAAGCACGGTCAAAAGAAGTCTTATTTAAACTTGAAACTTTAGCAGAGGTTAAGCAACAAACCGCAGAAGCTCACTTGATACCAGTGGCGAACGGTATTTTCAACAAGAAAACGCAACAATTAGAGCCATTTAGCCCTAGTTATGTCTTTACTTCAACGATTGCGACCAAGTACAACGCCAAAGCCAAAGCGCCTAATATTAACGGCTGGAATATAGACGACTGGCTAAATGATTTAATGAGTGGAGATGAAGAGCTTGTCAAATTGTTATGGCAGATTATTTCAGCAAGCACCAACGGAAACTACTCCTATCGTAAAGGCGTTTGGCTAGTCGGTAAAGGAAATGACGGCAAAGGGACTTTTCAAAGTCTCATCATGAACTTAATCGGACGTGAGAACGTGGCAAGTGTCAAAGCTGAACAATTTGCGGAACGGTTCGCCCTTTCCCAAGTCGTTGGCAAAACTTGCATTATTGGAGATGATAGCCAAGTCAGTTACTTAGACAACGCGGGGAACTATTTCAGCGTAGTTACTGGCGACCCAGTACCAATTGAAGCCAAAGGAAAACAACCAACGCTGGCAGTATTTAACAAGCTGGTCATTCAGTCCACTAATTTCTTGCCTAAGTTCAGAAACAAGTCGAACGGAACTTATAGACGTTTGCTCATCGTGCCTTTTGAAAAGTCTTTTACCGCAGATAATGACAATTGGAAAATTAAAGACGATTATATTAAACGCAAAGACGTTTTGGAGTACGTGCTTAAAATCGCCTTATCACTTAATTTTGATAAATTTGACGAACCTAAAGCCACAAAGGGGCTGTTAGATGACTTTAAAATTTCTAATGATAACGTGCTGGCGTTTGTGAATGATATGTTTGAGGAGTTTGTCAGTGATTTTCTTCCTACTGCTTTTCTAAGTGCTTTATATCGAGCATGGTGCGAAGATGAGGGAGTGAAGCCATTTACTAAGCGAGAGTTTGAGAACAAACTACCTGATTATGTCAAAGACCAATGGATAAAAACAACGCAAAGACCTCATACAGCAGGCTTTAACAGAGCGATTGATTTACACCGAGCCAATGAAATGGAATTGTTTAGACGGCTATTTCATTGGGACGATGACAAACAAAAAAAGGTCACTAAGGGTTATTTACGCAAGAAAAAATAAAAATGTTACTGAAAATCGGTAACACGTTGCTGTTATAAGTTACAGCTTTAACCCTATGGTTAAGCCATTTGTAGCACTTTGCTACCGTGTTACCATTAAAACACTTACTAGCTAGAAATTATCACAGGAAAACAAAAGCATGAAAAAAGCACGATGTCCAACAACTTGAATTGTTGACATAAAAAAATATTATATATAGAAAAAATTGGAGAAAATAAAATGACAAACGAAATTAAAGAACACTTGAACAAAGCTAAAGCACTATTGATTGAGAAATATAGCGATAGCATTGACGAGCAAGCAAGTCAAGAAGCATTAAAAAACATCAAGCAGGATTTTGAAGCTATTGAAATCTATGCAAACGAAAGCGACACAGAACCGCAGGAAGACGAGCCACAAGAAACAGTAAAATCAATCATTGAGGAAATGCAACAACTGACCTTTGCACCTCATGAAATATCAGGCAATGACACGCAAGTCTTTGCGGACTTACTGACGGATAGTATTGAACGTTTGATTAAAGCGTTAGGATTGAATGAAATGAGCCTTTCAGCAGAGAGTAAAAACAAACCTCAAGAGCTTGCACTCAAAGCACAGCTTCAAGACTTGCACGCGCTCAATCATTCAATGTTTAAAGAAGATATCAACGAAGTGCCACGGTTCACAGACGGTACAATCATCACAGCGAAAGACTTAGCAGATATGAACCTCAACGCGCTGGATAATATCGCGGAATTAATCGGCTTTGAGTTAGAAGAATAAACAAAAAGAGCCTGGTCAATGACTGGGCTTTTTTAACGTTATGTTGAAATATAAAACTTATAAAACTTGTCTTTTTACTTTGTTATAATCAAAAGGACGTATAAACAGAAACGAGGGAAAACAATGACACCGAAACAACGTAAATTTTGCGACGAATATATAAAAACAGGAAACGCCACACAGTCGGCTATTAATGCAGGGTATAGCCAAAAAACAGCGAAGTCGATAGGAGCTGAAAACCTGACTAAACCTGACTTAAAAAAATACATTGATAGCAAGTTAAAAGACATTTCAAACAATGCCATAGCAACCGCAGAGGAAACTTTGGCCATATTAACGCAGATAGTCCGCGGAGAGCATACAGAGCAAGCGATAACAGCAGAGGGAGACGTCATAGACAAACGCCCTGACACTAACCAAGTTATTAGGGCGAGTGCTGAAATCTTAAAACGTTACCCGCTTGCCCAAGACATTAATATCAAAGGGAATTTAAAAGTTAGTAACCCTTTTGAAAATCTAACGGAAGAGGAGCTTAGAGCCTTAGCAAGCAGAGAGCGGGAAGCGTGAAAGATAAAACAGACAGAATTATAAGCGATTATGTCAACGGACGCACACAAGCCAAAATAAAAGCAATTGAGAGCCGTTATCTATACAGGGTAAAACAGGACAACCTAGGAATTAGAACAGCTTATAAAGGCACAGCAGAGCCAGAGGGGAAAACATTAAACAAGGAACGCATGGAAGAGGACAAAGAGCTGATAGAATTAAGGCGAACGCTTGAGCTTCTAGGAACTTTATACAATACTTTAACAATATCAGAAAAAAGAGTCATAGAGTTAAGATATAAAGGTTATAACGGTTTTACGTGGTATCGTGTCGATATGGAGTTAGAGAGTGCAGGCATAGACATACCTATCAAGAGAGCTAAAAGAATATACTTTTCTTTCAAAGAAGACGTGGCGCGTGTTTTGTAGTCATGGACTGACAGGATAGACAGCACACGAACCCAGCCATTAAGCAAGTAAAAGAGATTATAAAACAGAAAAGGGAAAATCACTTCCCTTTCTTGCCTTTTTTTAGAAAGTCAGCAAAATTAAAAGCCGTATATCGTGGATATACAGCCCCTTACCTGACAAAAATTTGTTCATTTTTTTATCGCTTTTTACTACGTTCGTATTTTTTTACGTTTTTTACTACGTTTAAAAACATGTATATTGTGGTCTAATGGGTCGTGTTTTTAGTGCATAATTGCATAAAACGATTTTCTTGCCCTCTGTTTCCCTCTAATGGTTTATAGGGTTTCAATTGAGCAATGAATACATTTTGGTGTCTCCATTTTTTCTCCTTTATAAAATAAAAAAACCAGCCCGAAGACTGGTTTTTATACCGTTAAAATCGGAAAATTATTTAGCGATTTTAGCGAAGTATGCAAGTGTACGAACAAGGTTTGAAGTGTATGACATTTCGTTATCGTACCAAGATACAGTTTTAACAAGTTGAGCTCCGTTAGCTGAAGTAACTTCAGTTTGAGTAGCATCAAAGAGTGAAGAGTTTGAGATACCAACGATATCAGATGAAACGATTTGGTCTTCGTTGTAACCAAATGATTCATTTGAAGCAGCTTTCATAGCTGCGTTGATTTCGTCAACTGTAACTTCTTTATCAAGGATAGTAACAAGTTCAGTCAATGAACCAGTTGGAACTGGTACACGTTGAGCATGTCCTTGAAGTTTACCTTGAAGTTCTGGCAACACAAGACCGATAGCTTTAGCAGCACCTGTTGAGTTAGGTACGATGTTTTCAGCTGCAGCACGTGCGCGACGGAAATCTCCACCACGGTGTGGGCCATCAAGAGTCATTTGGTCACCAGTGTAAGCGTGAACTGTAGTCATTGTACCAACTTTGATACCGAATTGTTTGTTCAAAGTATCAGCCATTGGAGCAAGACAGTTAGTTGTACATGAACCAGCTGAAATTACTGTTTCAGTTCCATCAAGTACTTCGTGGTTAGTGTTGAAAACGATTGTTTTAACATCTGATCCACCAGGTGCAGTGATAACAACTTTCTTAGCACCGTTAGCGTGCAAGTGTTGTTCAGCTTTTTCTTTAGTTGCGAAGAAACCAGTTGCTTCAAGAACGATTTCTGCACCAACTTCAGCCCAGTTGATGTTAGCTGGGTTAGATTCAGCAGTAACTTTAACGAATTTACCGTTAACTTCAAAACCACCATCTTTAACTTCAACTTTACCATCAAAACGACCTTGAGTTGTATCGTATTTAAGCAAGTGAGCAAGCATTGCTGGATCTGTCAAGTCGTTGATTGCAACAACTTCAACACCTTCAACATTTTGAATACGACGGAAAGCAAGACGACCGATACGACCGAAACCGTTAATACCAACTTTAACTACCATTAGTAGTTTCCTCCTTATAGGGATTAGATTTTATAAAAGGCAAACCTTTTAAATTGACTAAGTTAACAATTTAACTTACTCTTTTATTTTAACACTTTTTTTAAAATTTGCAAACATAAACTACCTTAGAAAGCGCTCTACAAAAGCAAATGAACTCCCCTTCTCCTGAAAGCGGTTAACATTAAAAAAGCTAATACTTTTGGCAATAATCTTTGACTTTCCACCTAAAAATATGACTAAAAAAATTACTGAGCAGGCTGTCAGTAATTTTTATTCTTATTTTTTTCCAAATAAGCGCCCAAAAAAGCCTTTATTTTCCGTTGTTTTCAACTGTTCTTGTAAATCCGTGAAAAATTGATTTTGATCTGTCAAAGCTTTTTCCATTAATTCTTGCTGTTTTTTGATCTGTTCATCTTTTTCAGCGATTTGTGCATCTTTAACATTTATTTGTTGATCTTTAGAGATAAGTTGACTATTCAAACGCTCAATCTCAGCGTTTTTGTCTTTCATCAACGCACTAATCATTTCATAAGCTGCAGATGTTGCATCATCTGCTTTAATGGCAATCTCAGAACCTTTGTCAGTATTTTCTTCTAAAACTTCGGCCTTAGCAGTGACTACTTTTCCATATAAACCTTCAAGTTCATGGATTCCTTCGGCATTGATGACTGTTACATTTTTCTCATTTTTTTCAACAAATTTAGTATCTAGCGATTTTACCCGTTTATTCATCGCTTGGCGAGTGACTCCAAAAAGCTCTGCCAATTCACTTACTGTTTTAGTTTTCAT